AACTTGAATTATTAGGTCTTACAGGATCACCGATAATGAAATATAAACTGTTCGCATGTTGGCCAAAAATGATTGGTAATGTGACCTTAGATTATTCACAGAACGATGTTATTCAATTTGATGTTACATTCGCTTACATATATCATGTAATTGATAAAGCAACATATGGTGTTGCACCAACATTCGGCTAATAGAGGGTAACGTGAAAATTCAATTTGATAAGTATATCATTTATAAAGTAACAAACTTATCTAATAAAAAAGTATATATTGGTAAGACAAGTAAACAACTAGAGTATAGAAAATCAGAGCACATTTGTTCTGCTAATAGAAAAACAGATACATCTGTTTTTCATAAAGCACTGCATAAATATGGTATCAATTCTTTTAAATGGGAAATTATTTTTAAATGTGACGATCCCTTAATTCTTAACATAATGGAAACTTTTAAGATAATGGTTTGCCATAGCCATATAAGCGAAAAGCAAGGGTATAATATGACTTGGGGTGGTGAAGGAACAATTGGTTACAAGTTTACAGAAGAACAATTAAAAACTCTTAGAGAGTGCCATCTTGGAATAAAACAGTCAACGGAAACAAAAGAAAAAAGACGCCTTAAAATGAAAGGAAAAAATAAACGGTTTGGTAATGAAAACAATAGATATGGTACACAACATACGGAAAAAACTAAACAAAAAATGAGTGAAAGTCATACAGGCATTGGTTTAGGAAAGAAGCAAACCGAAGAAACAAAAAATAAAATAAGCAAAGGCAACAGAAAATATTCTGACGAGATTATGGCAAAAGCATTAAAAAGCATAACAAACGGACAAACAGTGATTGACGTTTCTAAATCAATGAATATACCTCGTGGAACAATATACAGTTGGTATTCAAATCAAAGGGGGTGTTCACCATAAAAATTTCTTTCGATATAGATTCATATAAAACCAAATTTACAGGCGGTATTAAACAATATTTGTTTTTTGCCGTCTTTAATTTTCCTAACATCACTGTCAACAAAGATGTAAAATTTGCTGGTTCTAATAGTTTAAATAAACTTATAAGCAGTCAAGACCTAATGTCTTCAATGTTGGCACCTTTAGGATATGGATCTAATAGTAACGTTTTTCCATATCTAGTACGATCAACAGCTTTACCAGAAAGTTCTTTTGAAGAAGTGGTTATTCCGTATCCTGGCCTACCTTTAAAAATGGCCGGATCAAGGTCATTTGGTGATTGGTCTGTATCATTTAATGTTGATGCTGAATGTACGTTAATAAATGCTTTTCAAAGTTGGCATACTCTCATATATGATCCATCTAGTCATATACCAACATCAAGAAGTACGTATGCTATAGACCAAGATTTGTTTATTTTAGATAATGATGGTATTGCCACACAACATTTTAAATTACGTAATGCTTGGCCAAAAGTTGTACATCAAATAGCATTTGATTACTCATCTAGCGATTTAGCAACAATGGATGTTACATTTTCGTATGATTTTTATGATATTCTTAAAGATGCCGAGAACAAAGGTGTAATACAATCAGTTATAAATAAATTTACAGGAAGTGCAAATTTTGGAGGTTTATTCTAATGGCGTTTCCATTTCCTAAAATACCTACAGCTGGTGACTTAAAAGAAGATATAAAAAGAACTTTTGTTGACCCCATATTAGGTGATTTTGGTAGAAAGAAAATTGATATTGATACATATAAAGCCAAATTTCTTGGTCAGAATGCCCGTGCATATCTTTTTTTATGTAGTGTTCAGTTCCCTGGCATGCAAAATGCTATCAAGTCCGGTGTATTATCTGGAATGAAATCCCTAGACCTACAAAATGTTGGATCTGCTATAACAAAAGGATTATTAGCTGGTGCTGGAACAGCAATAACATCGGGTAATACATCACTAGGAACAGATGATTTTAAATATTTTGTAAGATCAACAACATTACCAGAATCTACAGTAGAAGAAACATCAACATTTTTCTGTGGAAGTCAATACAAACAATCAAGTGTACGAAGATCACAAGATTGGATGGTTTCTTTTTTAGTGAATGATGATGCAAGTATCATAAGAAAGTTTTGGGATTGGCATCTAATATTACACAACCCAGAAACTGGTGTATATGGAAAACCAGAAGATTATATGGTTGACCAAAAAGTTCAATTACTTGGTTTGGATGGCACTGCTATTTGTACATACAAACTTATCAATGCATGGCCAAAATCAATAGGACCAGTCGATTTAGATTATTCAACCAATGAGTTTGCAACTATTGATATCACATTTTCTTATCAGTATCATACTGTAACAAGAACAGATGAACCGGCTGCTATGGCTATGGGAAGAAAAATGGTTAATTCAATTGGAAACAATCTTATCAATAAAGGTTAGTTTACATATTTTCATCTATCTATAAATAAAAATAAAACTTGAGGAGTGTTATGTTATGGGCTCAAATTTCAGAAATTACTTGAATACTTATGTATTTGAAACCGATTTACCTGGTAGTGGTGAATCTATTTCATTCAGACCTGTTACAACCGGTCAAATTAAAAAAATGTTGTTATATGAAACAACAAATGATCCTTTAAGCATGGAAGTAGCATTGGATGCTCTCATTGAAGAATGTGTTATTAAACCAGAAAATTTTAAAGTTTCTAGCTTATATATCCAAGATAGATTTTATTTATTGGTTGAAATACGAAAGGCAACTAGAGGCGCAACTTATATGTTTCAGTCAGAATGTGCAAGTTGTGGTTCACAAACACAGCAGGCAGTGAATCTTTCTAATCTTCCTGTTACTAAATTAAATAAGAAAATAAAGACAGTTGAAGTCAAAAAAGCACCTGTTGTTATTAGTAAGCAAAAGAAAAATAGACTGGTTGAAAAAACAGAAGAAGTAGTAGCACCAGAACCTGTTGTTGAACCAGTAGAGTGGGATGTTGTCAAACTAAATGACAATATTTCTGTTAGATTGACATTGGTGACAAGAGAAATACAAAAGAAAGCATTTGATTTATTTTTAGAAACATATAAAGACAACTTAGACAATGTAACTGATGCACAAAAGACAATCAATATTACAACATCATTATATGCCTTATGTATAAAGAGTATCATTACACCAGAAGGTGAAGATACAGATTTACCGTTAGAAGAAAAAATATTCTTACTTGATAATATACAACAGAAAGAGCATGACCTATTATCACAATGGTTTGAAAGCAATGACTTTGGTATTGACTTTTCATTTGATGTTAAATGTTCTCACTGTGGATATGCTGAAAAGAAGGCGGTGCCTGTTGAAAATTTTTTCTATTAATATATGTGCTTTGTAGTGGCATGAACATACAAAGCCTTACAGAAGACCAATTTTATTTGGCCAGTAAGGCACATATATCCATTTCAGAAAGTAATGAGATGGCAGACTTTGAAAGAGAAGCATTTATGGGATTAGTTTTAAAAGATATCAAACAACAAACAGAGCTTGAAAAAATAAAATTAATAGCAGGAATGTCAAACATGAGAGGAAGAAGATAAAAAATATAAATACAACTATAACCTCACTGTGATTTAAATCACACGGATCTTAACAAAGGTCTAAAGGGCAATTTAAAAAACCTTTAGACCTTTATTTTTATGGAGAAAAAAATGGGCAATAAAACAGAACTTTCAACATTGAATAAATTAGTTGAAAATATTTCTAACTATCATAAAGAAATTAAAACCTTAAATGCTAAAAAAGAAGATACAAAAAAAGATGCTGATAAGGCATTGAAAGAAGTCAGAAAAATCGAATCTTCAATCAAAAAACCTGATAGTGCTGTAAATAAACTTTATGCTAAAGTTATGGACAAAGCATTAGGCAGGATGATGGTGGGTTTTCTAAAAAAATCAGAATATCATGTTAAAACATATTATCAAAATATAGTCAGCATTGCTTCCGGTTTTTTCAATAAAGTATTTGGTAGAGTATTAGAAGACCTTAGACCTATTATTGACACATTCAAAGCCACAGCTAACTTTTTATTAGGTATAACAAAAGATTTTGCTAAAGGATTAGCAACCATAACTCTTAATCTATTAAAACTCCCAATAACATTTGTAAAAACCTTTTATGAAATAGGAAATACTGTATATAATTTCTTAAAACCCAAAAAAGACACACCAGAAGTTAAAGTAGCAAAGAAACAATTAAGTGTTGAAACAAAAATCCTAAGAACAATGGGAAGACAAACAAGATATCTAGGGTGGATTGAGAAAAACACAGCATCTATGTATCGAAAGGATTCTCTTGGCGCAAGAATGTGGAGCAGAGGAAAAAAAGCATTCAAAGGTGGCATTGATGTTGGTGGTGGGCTTACTGCTGGAAATGCTTTAGGAATGGCTGGTAGTGCTGTAGGAACAGTTGCTGGTGCTGCTGGCTCTGCTATAACTGGTGGATTAGGTTTGATGGGTAACATAGGTGGATTTTTTACTAAAATGATACCATATATAGGTGGTTTTTTAGCACCTTTGGTAACAATGGGTCTTCCAATTCTTCTTGGTGCCGGTCTTTTAAAAGGATTATGGAGTAAATTTGAAAAAGCAAATCCAGAAGCAGCAGAATGGATTGAAGATAAAATACGTACGCCACTAGAAAAATTTTGGAAAGAAACTCTTTGGCCAGGATTAACAGATGTTGTATCTTTTGCTGCCAAAGAAATTGGTGGAGCAATATGGAAAGGATTATGGGAATGGAATGCTACTGATGAAAAAGACGAATTGAAAAAGTTGAAAAAAACAGTAAAGGAAAGGGAATTAACAGAAAAAGAAAAAACAGATTACATGAGAAAACAAATGGCCATTAAATATGGTGGTGGTCTTCTTGCTACTATCCAGACTTTCGGATCTGACCTGATGGAAAAAATCTATCCAGGATTGGGATATGGAACATATAATGGTCCAGAATCAAGACAAAGAGGCTCAAAGTCTAAAGAAGATGAACGTCTTATTAAAATACACGAAGGAGAAATGGTAGCCAATAAGAGAACTGTTAATGCATTAGGTGAAAAAAATATAGCTGCGATGAATGAAGGTAGTGGGGGTCTTTTAAAAGCCATATCAAATTTATATGGAAAATTAGTAGGTTTTCCATCTGATAGAGCAAAAGCTGGTGCCCCAGGACTAAT